TCTATTGATCTTCCAATTACTCCAACTAACATCCCATCTGGAGAATGCAATGGAACCATAGTCATTCTCTGAATTGAAGAAAAACCAAGTTGAAAGTATTCCATTGCTTCTTCACTAATTTTTCTAGAAAGCAAGTAATCTTTTGAGCCATAAGCATTCGACATTAAAAGCATGTGTGCACCCTCTACTGTTTGAGTAGGGAATACTTCAAACTCTGGCTTATCTTCTAGTAAATCTTTTAATTCTTCTTCAAGTGCTTGTGCAGCAGTTAACTTATTTGCTTGAATAAATCTTAAAGCTTCAAAGTCATTTCTATTTGTCAGCTTCTTAACTAAATCCAGTATTGTTCCAGCAGAGTTACAGCTTTGGTTATAGCAAACATAAAGGCCTTTTGCATAACTTACAGCAAAGGCTGGAGAATCTGTATTGTGATGGAATGGGCAGAGGCAAAGAAAATCTTCTCCTGATTGCGAAACTACTTCGACCCCGCAGGAACGCAAAATAGAGCGGAGATCCGCTTTAGAGTATGCATCCTTCATTGTTATCCTTTTGGTATTAAACTCTGGCCTGAAAAGCCTTCGTATATCAATGCTTTCTTTTTACCTAAATAAATACCATACATCACTAGATTAAAGCTGTATTGGTCTTTACTCTCATTGTATTTTACATTAAATTGTGGTGAGATGTCAAGTACTGGGACATATCCTTTGTCTCGCATTTGCTGAACAAGTAGTCTCTCATAATTTTCTCTCGAACTCTGAAATTTAGAATCATCTTTGATTATTCCATTCATCCAGAAATCGTGTATCTTTCTTGGGTACATGATCACCTATCTTTGTATAAATTATACCAAGATAAGGAATCATTTCATAAACTAATTGTCCATGTAGTCTCTTTCATAAACTCCAAAAGCAGACTTGGATTTCTTTTGCCACTCTTCAGTAGTTCTAGGATCCACTCCATTAGTCAATGTCCAATGGTCTTTTGTAATCATATGAAAGAAAATCATAGCGGTATATTGATCATCTGTAAACTTCTGTCTAGGTCTCCAATGGATCTGGTCCCCGCCTGCAAACACAATAGCCTGATTATTTTTTAAGATAAACTCTTTCTTCTCAATAACAATTGGCCATTCAACGTTTGCATCAAGTTGATAATCAATAACAAATTCAGTTCTGTTTGCATCAATATGCGGGGGCAAACAAACTTCGCCATATTGGTTGTTGTAATAAGAGTATCCGATATCTCCTGGAACTAGGTCTTCGCCAGAAGTTTCTCTTGCTAGCTTAACTACGATATCCATGATATCTTCCCTGATCTGATTATCAAGCCCCTTTAGGTATCTACCATTATGTGGGTCAACAACATCAATCTCCTTTGAATCAATAAATCTTTTGAGCCATTGAATTTGTTCTTCATTAAATAGATTATCAACGACTATATTTTGCTGGTCTTTACCTGGCATTATGAAATCCCCTTATCGTACAACTCTGTAATTATACCTCTGTTTAGGTCCCAGTCCAAGTAGAAACCGAACTCGGTTCCATGGCGGTTCTTTCTACTTACAATCTCCATAACATTTGAGTCAGGGTTTTTATGAACTGCAATAGCCATATCAGCATCGTATTCAATAGCCTTAGACCAAGCAACTTGTGATAGCAAAGGTGGACCATCTTGGTCAGATGTATCATCCATAGTTGCAGCAGTGATATCAATAATTGGAATATTATTATTCATAGCTAATGCCTTGAATGACTTTGAGATATTCATGTTACGTTCTGTTGGAGCCTTCGAACCTTGATTATCAGCAAATAGCTGGTGGTAATCAAGAATAACAATATCGGGTTTGTGCTGGTCAATTTTTGCCTGTACTGTAGCAGGAGTTACTTCGCCAGAACCCTCATTTGATACAAGGATAAACTGATTCTTGTCAGCAAACTTTTTAGTTCCCCAATCATCAAACTCGGACATATCAATACTACCTCTAGCAAAATCAGAAGCCTTAAACAATCCCGACCCCATCATAGTATAAATACGGTCACGCATATTTTCAGGAGTCATTTCAAGAGAGATGATCATAGGCTTAAATCCCTGCTCCCAAGCCTTACAAGCCAGATAAGAAGAAAGCCATGTCTTACCCCTACCTGGCCAACCAATCATGACGATAAGGTGTCCTGGAGCCATTCCTGTGGGGTATGCATAGTCAATAGCTTTAAATCCAGTCATAATTCCTGGGCTACCACCCATAATGTCAGAGCGGTTCTTGACAGCCTCATAGTGCTTTTCAGCAAGTTTAAAGTCTGTTAGATCAACGTCTCTTACATTAGATGTAAGCTTGCCCAACTTAGAAAGTTCTTTTTGCATGCTATCAATAACTCTAGATGAAGCATCTGTCTTCAAACTAGCTCCAGAAGTTAGGAGTAGGTTTCTTAGACGTGATGCAAGATATTCATTCTTTAAAGTATCTAAGTAGTATGCAGTTTGACCTTTTACATTTACTGGCTCAAAATCTTTAAAGCGTTCCTTCAAGACTGAGATATCTGGGACTGCTTTAAACTTAAAGTAATAAGATTTTAGCCCATCCCAAACATCTCTATGAGAAGTAAAGACTTCATCAATATTATCAGCAAGAACTACAGAGATATCTTTGTTCTCACATATTGCAGTTATAACAGCAGCCTCAGCGTTCATTGTCTCTTTCTTCAACCATAGTCTTAGTACGTAATCTGATTAATTCCCGTCGGGACTTATCTTCTTCTTGCTGTTGCAATGCTAAATCTAACTTCTCGAAGTTATAAAAAAACCACTGCATGCTGTGTGGTGCTTTAGGCACCTTGAAATAATACTCAAGCAGAACTTTTGCTCTGTCATATCCTACGCTATCAATGACATCTTGCATTGCCCACTTTTCACGATAACGATTTACAACTGGGGCCTTCTTGTAATTCTCTTTAAAAAGAGTGCAATAAAGACCTACTAAGCCGTAAGCCAACTTTGCTTCATCTTTTGTCATTTCTTACCTTTTAGCTCCGCTTCAATCTCGTTGACTTTTTCCATCAACTTACCCTCGACAAAAGTATATACCCTGTTTGTGGCTTCGTCAACTGTTTCATGACTACGCTTAAAATCTTCAACACCAATAGAAACCTTCAAGCTTTCATAGTTGCCCAAATTTCTTGTAAACTGCAACTCGACTTTAACATTGGTATTTCCCGACTCGCTAGTCAGATTCGCCATCGTGTACTTCTTCCCTGCTCATAAGAGCAAATCCTGGTTTAAACTTCTTAACATCTTTATCCGAAAGATGCTGGTATAGCATCATCAAACGATCAGATATGCCTATCATAGCATCTAGGTCGTCCTTTTGTACAGCCATTTCCATAGCATATTCAAGAACTTTTAGTGATTGTTCTAACACATGCTTAGCTTCTTTATTTAACTTTTGATCTACCATTCAGGCTGTTTCCAAACTGGGACAAACTCCCCCTCGTTATTTTTCATATACAAAACACTTTCTTGATTAATCATAGCCTCTAGCTCTGCTCTGCTTGGCATATTACCTGGAGTAATTCTACCATCAGTTCTAGGCCTACCTCTATGAACTGTTTTAAAGAAGTCATGCATATTTCTAATATCATCTTCACTCCAAAAGTATTTTCCTGGAGTTTTGTTTCCATTAAGAGCATATGCTCTTTGTGGATGTTGAAGATTACCTCTGTATAAATGAAGCTTGATTGTGTCTTCATGTTTACCGATAATCTTTACTACTTCTGAGATGGGGTAAGCGTGTTGTTTATTTTTATTGACATCCGCCAAACTATAAGCAACACGCTTCTCCAAGCGATAATTCCAAGCAACAAGTAAGTCCTCAGCTCTGGAACGTCTTAGTACCTTATGAAGGTCCCCATTTAAATAGAAGTACCGAAGCTTCTCGCTAGCTTTTCTTCTACTTTTCCGATCCATGCACCAAACCTGCTATCTCTTCTTACCATCCACCTTTTGCCACACATTATACAAAACAACTCAACTCGCTGATCTTGTGGATATGTTCTATCAACAAAAACACGACCTAAGCATTTTTTACATTGTAGCTGTATTAACTTTTTAATTTTTTTATTACTTTGCTGCCTTCGCCAAAGCCTTATCAGCATCAGCAATAGCTGTAGTTGCTACCTGAGTAAGAACCGCTGCTTCTGGTGCAGACAAATGCTCTTGCTTTACTAGCTTTGCAACCAAACCACGTGGGTTAATCTTTGCAAGAACTGGACCAATAACTCCGTAGATTGCTGCAAATGCAACATGCTTGAGGTTATGGTTTGCTGCTCCACCACGCTGCCAAAGAATGACAGCTGCTGATGCAGTTGCATATACGTAGTGCTCAACCAGAGTCTTCTCTGAATTTGTGATCTTCATTTTTCTCCTATAGGTTATGCGGTAAAAATTTTACCGTCAACTACACAAGTGTAGTCATGAATTTGAATTAGCTGCATATGTGGATAGTCATTGACAACATGTGCCACTGCAAATCCTGCCTGCCAATTCTTTTGTATGGAATAATCCATCTTATCCTCATCGCAAAGATGCCCAATTTCATATCCACGCAACTCTTGTCCCGTGATATTGTATGTTTGATAATAGGCCCCCATACGATGGGAATGTCCACGTACTAGGGATACCCCCCAGTTGTTAACGTCATTACGCACTGATTCTCCAGAGTGCTTGGAAATGGACTCGCCATGGTGACCATACATATCGCCATAACGTTTCACAGGAGGCTCGTTATATTCGTGCCAGTGAATGCCATGCTTTTTATATTCATAGAGTGAATCAGGTGTAATGAATTCTAGAAATGCTGGAGCTTTCTTTGCAAGATAATCTCCATGTCTTGTCCACCCATGATTACCATCATGAAAGTGAATCTCTGCTTCTGACCCCGCCGTCTTTCTAAGATCAGCAAGAAAATCTCTTGTGCCAGTTACGCCACCGTCAGATACTGGGATAGAAAATTCTGCAGGGTATTCTGCAGCCCAACGTGAGGTTGAATCTGCATCATCAATATCGCCAAGCAGGTCTACTGCATCTGGCTTGAACCACTTCATAACCTTCATGAACAGTTCTACTTTTCTTGGATCATGGCGGGGGAAATGAATATCCGATACCATCATCCACTTTAAGTCATTAGTCATATAATCCTTTTTCTAGGTTTAGTAAATTGTACTACTATGCATTATTATTTGTCAAGCAGCGTGTGCTTTATTATGCTCAATCCGTGAACACAAAAAAAGATTGATTAATCTATTATCAGTTTTATCATGGTTGATATGATGAATAGTTTCCCAATCATTGATTATTCTATTTAATTTTTTTTCTATTACTAGCCGATGTTCGTAATACCAGCCTTTAAAGTTTTTAGGATGTTCTGGAACTTTAATTAAAACGTAGCCTTCTCTACTAACCTTACTTTCCCTCTTTACCCAAGAAGTAAGTGGCTGGTACATTAGTAACCTACAGCAACCCAATACAAGTAATAATTTTTATAAGTGTTACTCTTTGAAACTATTGTAAACACTGCTTCTGAGGCAGTAATTGTTTTAGATACATAAGCATACCCTTGATTGCCACTAGATGTCAAGATTGTTCCTACAACTGATACTGGGGCACTCTTAAACTGCTTATTAAACTTTACGGTAACAGTTCCAGAGGTAACTGGCGTATGTCCGTAATCAATAACAAGTGGGCCAGATTGGGTGGCAGGTTGTCCTGTTGCGGGATCAACTGTTGTGCTTGTGCCAAATACCTGTGCTTGCAAATCTTCGATTGCTTTTTGCTGACCATTTATTGTATCAATCATTGTGCTAATAGTATTAAGATCTAGGACTGCGTTATCTGATTGAATAATTCTATTACTACTCACTTAGCTTTTCTCCCTCTGGATGAACAAAAATTTCTTTTTGCCCCGCATCTACTATATCTTGCTCTAGCCACTCTAGAACATCTGGCTCAACAACATGCCTACGCTTTGAATCGCTTATAAGATATATTTTACCATCAGATATATCTTTGACCAAAGTACCGTCACGAAATCCAACCACGCCAGCAATCGGTAGGTTGGAAAGCATTTGATCTTTAGTAGAAATAATGGGCAGGCTCCAGGACATCGCTGCTCGTTCTGAAACAACAGTATATCTTTTTGAACCCTTTATATAAAAATAGCCCTTTTCAGTATGAGCTATTAATCCGCTAGGAACAACGGGATAGTATGTTCGCTTTGGCTTAACTTTCTTTTGAAACAAGATTTTCCAACTTTTCATTGTAATCTATAATTGCTTTCTCTTTTTCCTTTTTAGCTTCTTCATTTTGAGTTAATTCAGCTCTAAGGATAGCTTTTTCTAATTCGTGCTGTGCTGCCATCTCTCCAATTCTTTGTTGAAGAGCCATGATAATCAATTCTTCTTTACTCGCCATTTTCCACCTTATTTGCGTTTTGTAGTCTTAGTTGTTCTTCATGCTCTAAAGAGTCCAGCTCTTCTTGCAAAATGGTAATCTGTCTCTGAACATCAGCAGCTTGAGCTTTAATGTCAATTATAGATGCTTCAGAAGGAGAAGCCTTTGAGCTTTCCTGCTTTAAAGACAAGTTTAAGTTATATTCATTAAACCTGAGATTCTTTTGATGTGATTTTACAATATTAACTTTGTCTTCATACGACAATACTTCATCAGACATTTATTACCTCCAAGTTGATTATATCACGTTTAAACATTTTTTTCACCTACATATGAATCATAGCATAGGATATCATTTGAGTAGTAAGGTCTATTTGGTTCAACCTTAATTGATATTAAGTCATAAGATGAATCCTCAATTACTTGTACTTTATTTACTTCCGTCCAGGATTGATTGTTGTACGACCATACATAATCACCCTTAGCAACATTATCGGAGTTAACAAATGACATTATTTTATCTCTGTTAATCAATATTAGATGTTCTTTGGTAAAGTACTCATCATTGATGATAACAACAACGTCAGTCTTTCTATTTACAATATCAGCAACTTCCACTAATTCATTACCATAAACCTCTACATTTTTATCTTGCCATAGTGAAAGTGCATCATAATCTATGTAAGAATCTATGTTAGAGGTTAATACTTTATCCCCCAGCTTTATTGAAGATAGTGGTATCACACCCTCAGTTGTTCTAGCAGATATTGCCAAGTCAAGGCTTGATCCGTATGTAAAAGCAAAAGGCGTAAAGCTAAAGTGTGGTGTAAAGCCAAATGGGGTAAAGCCAAATGGTGTAAAGCTAAAGTGTGGCGTAAATCCAAATGGGGTAAAGCCAAATGGTGTAAAGCTGAAGTGTGGAGTAAATCCAAACGGCGTAAACGCAAATGGGGTAAAGCTGAAGTGTGGAGTAAATCCAAACGGTGTAAACGCAAATGGGGTAAATGAGAATGGTGTAAAGCTAAACGGTGTAAAACTAAACGGAGTAAAGCTAAATGGAGCAAATGTAAATGTTCCACCACCTGTAGTAACTATATAAGTTCCACTGGCTGATCCACCTGCTTGACCATTATAACCTGAAACAATCTTCCAAGTTAATGTTTCTCCTGCATACGCTCCAGTATACACGTAGGAAGTTGTTGATGTAGCTCCATCAGGAGATGAGAAACTATTAATATATACAGAATATCCTGTAGCATTTGTTCCAGCTGTCCAGGTGAGTGTGACTGTGCTTACACCGTCAAAAGATAATTGAACATTTGTTGGTGGACCTGCGGTTATTTGTACAAATGGTGGAGTAGTAGCTGAACCACTAATAGACCCACCTTCTGTTCCTGCCGAGTTTACACTAACAATCCTCCAACTTACTGTTTGATTTGGGACAAGTCCGCTAAATGTGTAAGTAGTTCCTGACGTGTTTCCGTCAAGTACGCCATTAATATATGCGTTATATGAGGATGCATTTGACCCTGCTGTATAACTAATGGTAAGACTTGCTTGTGTAGAAGAAGTTGAATTTGGAGTTGCTGAAATTAATGTAGGTGCTCCCGCAGTTGGAGCTTGATATATTGGTCCCCAGAACCAGTTTCTATTAGACACATCAGAGGCAACTCTTGTTCCAACACCGCCGTAATCATTAAGACCCTGAGCCTGAACAATATAGTACCCATTTTGTGGGAAATAATATGTTCCTGAAGATCCTGTTATAGTACCAGAATCCATAGCTGTATAAGAAATATCAGTTCCATATCCTGTTACGCCTGTACCGTGTGATCCGTAGTAAACCCAGTAATTTATTGAAGTTGCACCCACAGATGAGATTGTCATGTATCCTTGCGAAGTAGAGGTTGTTGAGCCAATTCCTGTTCCGTAGTGCGGGATAAATGTTGCTGGGCCTGGTTTTGTATATCCAGTAACTGATACTTCGCCTTCTAATGATCCATATCCTGGGTCATATGCATCAATCTTTAAAGTTGCATATCCTCCTGCTACAACATTTGTTACAACAACATCATAGTATCCCGTTGAAGGATTGTAGGTTGGACCACTATATTGACCATAACTATAAAATGGTCCAGGGCCAGAAGTTGTTCCCCCAGTAAATGTAAAGAGCCAGCTATAGCTTGAATAGTTGGAATTTGTTATAGAAAACTTAAATCCATCTGAAGTTCCTACTGGAGTAGTTGTTGTAATAGTGATCGGGTTGTGATATGGTGCTTGCGGAGTAAAATAAACTGAGCTAGAGTTCGCTGAAGTTCCATTAGCATTTGTAGCAGTAACATAAGCACTAAGTTGATATCCATTGTTACCCAGCCCAGTAAGATTAATCGGGCTTGTTTGTCCCGTCTTACTTACTGCTACTACTTGATATAAGCTTGCTGGAGCTGTTGCAGTATAGTAAGAAATTGGATATCCACCATTTTGACCGTCAGGAACTGTAGCAAAATAAACGTTTGTTTGTTTATCTAAGTTTGAATCAGCACTTATTGCAGTAGGAGAATTAGGAACTGTTGTGACTGTGATAAGATTTGACGCTCCTGAAGGTGTAGCTAATCCTCCACCATTGTGAGCTGTAGCCCGCATATAATACTGAAATCCTGCTGTCAATCCCGTCCAAAGGTATGAAGTTGATTTTGTTGTTCCTGCTTGATACCAAGAGGAGCTTCCGTACGGTTGATATTCAACTAAATAATAATCAATTGCATTTCCATTGCTTGGAGGTGCTGACCAAGAAACCTGAATAGCACCATTGTTCCAGGGCCTGTTCATTCCTACATCTGATGCAGAAAGATCTGTGATTTGTCCTGGGCCTTGGGGCGGTGTCACTTGAACTGAATCAGAAACTGAAACTCCTGTTTGTTGGTCTTTAGCCGTAGCTGTTACAACAAAATTAAAATATGAGCTATTTGGATAAGTGCTTAAAAAGTCTGTGGTTTGCAAGGCATATTGAACGGACGTTGAAGATCCTTGAGCTGGATTTGATATTGTAAGTGGAGAACCTATGGCTCCAAAGTTTGTGCCATCTGATGATACTTGAAATACATATGTAAGTGAAGTAATGTCCGATACAGAATCTGACCAATTGTAGTTAGTTCCAGTTAAGGTGGCAGGATAATTTGAGCTGTTTGTAGATATAGTTACTTTAGATTTAATGGTTGGAATACGAGATTGAGCAAATACGTTTGTCCAAGCCCCTCCTACTTTCATGTAGGCATTTTTAATTGGTGTCCAGGCACCAGAAATCTTCATATACATGTTTTTAATAGGTTGCCAAACACCGCTAACCTTAATATATGAGTTACCCATTTATATCCTTTACGCTACGCTAAAGATGATATCTCCATCACGACCTACAGAGGAATAATTTCCTCCAGTTATCTGAGTTGATGTAGAACCACTATAGTAAAAAGCTTTTCCTCTGCTAATTCTACCATATGAGTCTGCCATAAGTACAGCGGAGATATCATTGTAAGATAAATCGTAGTGTGGATTGGTATCTATTGCTGCACTCTTAATATAAACAACTCCTGAGTTGGCATCAAGTGTTAATGAAGCTTGAATTGAAGATCCATTTTTAGCAACAATATTTACTCCACCCCCAGAAGATCCCGTTGTTACTCCTAGGTAACCGCCATAGCTAGATGTGTTATCTCCCATATAAAGAGCAGAAGATCCTGAAGCTTGAGATGGGCTTCCCGTAAAATAAGACCCTGAAAGCCCAGTGCTTACTGATCCTCCACCGTAGCTGTATGGCAAAATTTGAGCAGACTTCAATTGCATAGATGTATCTGAGAATAAAATGGCATTTCCTGAAGCACCACCATTATTCATAGTAATGTTTGAGCCATTGATTGTTGCACCAACCATTGTTACTAATCCCGTGGAATCTACGGTAAAGTTACTTCCTGCATAGATTACTGTATCTCCAGCATATGTTGGGTTCTTTATTCCTGCAGAATAGTTGGTATTGCTTACTGTTCCCGATATAGTTAAAGATTTTGCTGAGGAGTCTAGAACAAACTGACCTGATGAATCTGCAATCTGACTTGAATTAACTATCCACCCGCCAATATTTGCAGAGGTTGTTGAAAGTGTATATGTTCCATTTGTTAGGATAGAGGTTGATCCGTTTGAACCTAAAGCTGTAATACCTAGTTCACCAAAGTTTACGCTTCCAGTTGTATTAGCGACAAGGCCTGCATACAAAGATCCGCCACTTTGAATATGTACGCTACCTGCAAATGATCCGCTTTGAGCAGTAATTTTTCCATTAATATCTGCCCCTGTTGCTTTCATTGCACCATTGGAGTCTACCGTAAAGTTACCACCACCGACATTAATGGTTCCACCATAAATGTTTAAATTGCTTGCATTTACTACACCTGCGGGAGTTACACTAAATTTTGCATTACCGTCATAATTGCCTGATGTATCAGCACCTGCCCAAAAAGCATACGGACCTGATGCTGAAAGCCCTGTGTAATTATTTCCCGATATGTGCAAGTCATTTTGTATTGTTGATGAGCCTACAAGCCAATCTGCAATTTGAGCTTTTTGAGTATAAAGAGTTATGTTGTTTGATCCTGTGCCATCTCCATAAAGAGTTGTCGTGGGATTACCATTGTTGTCATAAGCATAAATTCCAGTTTTATTAATAAGAACTCTTGGGCCAGTTGTAGGTGAAGCACCCGCCAAAATAGATCCGTCTGTTGAAAATGCTACTGGGTTTTGAATTAAAGATAAGTTTCCAGGATTCAGTGGTGTAACTATTTGTTGTGCAGAGTTTAAAGAGTAGCCACCAAAATCATCATAGTATCTAACTAATAAATATGTAGGGCTGTAGAAGTTAGAATAAACATTTGCTGGACTTCCTCCAGAGTAAACTAATACATAGAAGGTATAGGTGCCAGATGCTTGCTGAGTTAAAGAATTATTTAATGTTACCTGATTGCCAGATACTGATACAACATAAGTATTGTTTGGAATTCCTGGGCCAAGTACAAAATACCCGACAGGGATTGGTACATTTGTATTTCCGTCATTATCTGTTGCTGAGCTTACAGTCAGAGTTTTACTTCCTGATGCCCCACCTGAAACATAAGTTGCAGTCATGTTATCTGGAGGGTTAGCAGGTGATGTTCCCCAATCTGTTGCTTTTTGATAAATTTCTGCATATGTTGCAGAAGATGGAAGGTTGAATGAAACAGTGTATCCATCTGAGACTGCTAGTGCTGTAAACACTGGAGTTATATTTGCAAGGCCATTTACTCTTGCTGGTACGTTAAATGATATTCCATTTGATCTATTATCTACAGAGCTTGCAGATACAATTGTTCCAGTGAAGGAGCTGTAGTAAGCACCAAACTGTGCATAAAGGTTTGCCTTTGTTATCTTATAAGTTTGATTAAGGTTATTTGTTCCATCTGGGAAGAAGTAAAAAGTTCCAGTAGCATTGTTAGGTGCAGTTAAAGTTACTATAAATCTAACTCCCGCATTTGCTGCTGGTTTAGTATAGCTAATTATAATATCACTACCGCTCCATGCTGCTGATGCTGCTGTTAAATCAGTTGGAGGAGTAGTGTTAACAATTTGTATTGGAGCTGGGGTTACTACCGATGCAGCAGAATAAGCTGTATATGTTCCTATCTTATCTGTGAATCTTGCCTTAACCCATCTTTGTTGAACATCAGATGTTGTTATAACTGCAGGGTTTACAGTGTCTAGATAGACTTGTCTATATGTAACACCTGTAGGTTCAGTTGCACTTGCAGAAATATACTCTTCAATAGATATATAATTAAAGTTTGGTTGACTTGGGGTTGTATATGAAACAGTATAACCATTAGTTATTGGAGACACAGTAATGGTTGGCACAGGCAATCCACTATTATAAGCTGGCCCAGTAATTGTTGCTATATCTCCTGCATTGCCAAACGCATCAATTGCTTGGACACTAATACTTGAAAAGCTTGTTTGCGGGAACCCAAAGTAGTGTTGGTTTGCAGTTCCTGTAAATACATAAGACTGATGAGTTGTTGATAGGTTTATATTTGCATTGTTGACAGTGTAAGCTCTACCACCTGAAGGAGTTAAGATAATATTAAATGCTGAAACGAATTGATTGCTTTGTACCGATGGGTCAAAATCAAAAGTAATGCTTAAGTCAGATCCGCTCCATGCTGCTGCAAGGTTTGCAATTGAAGAAGGCTTTAGGGATGGAACGCCATTTCCTGGGTTGTTATTTTTTAAAGATGAAGCAATATGATAAGCATTTCCTGCCCATGTTCCATCATCATACCAATAGTTTGTTGGGTTGATATAGATACCATTTTTAGTTCCCGCTGGAGTGCCTGTTGTTGGGCTATTTACAGGGTTAACACCCTTACCAATTACAACACCTCCTGCTGTTACTAACCCTGCAAAGTATGCCTTACCTGTTGAAGCATCAATCCAAAATTCTTTTGCTCCTGCATTAAATCCAGCTAGCCCAGTCTGATTAAGGATAACTCCAGTCCCAGTTGTTGTGCCATTAACGACATCAAAAGCACCTGAATTAATTGGAAATGTTCCAGCAAACAAAGATCCACCAGAAAGCTGGATATCTGTATTAGAGTTTTGTGTAGAAAAGTTTCCACCACTAGGTGCAACGTTGGGAGTATTAATTGTAATTGGCGTTGAGTTTGAAGACTTAACAATAGTGCCGTCTGCTTGTGTTGTTACAGAATAAATTTGGACTTGATATGTTTGGTTTGGCTCAAGACCAGTTACAGTTAATCCCTGCCTTGTAGATGCTGACAGATCACTTGGCGGAGGAGTTGTTGTTCCTGGAGTTAAAGCTGTATTTGATCCTGCTCCAGAAGATGGGCCAACTGTAGCACCATTTGCAGAACTACCTATACTGCTTCCAGATGATACCGATCCACCCTGATTGCTTGATGTTCCCTGTTGCTGTTGGCTTTGAGTAATGGCTGCCTTTGGCATTTTAATTAAATCGAATGTCTGACCATTTACATAGTGTGTTTGAGTGCCCGAAGTAGAACCATTTTTAGGAGTTACATTTAAATAATAATTTACGCCTGCAGTCAATCCACTTACAGCAAAGGACTCTTTAGCCCCAACGTTTGCTTTAACATTAAATGTTTTTGTTACTATTTGAGTAAAATCTTGAGATGTAAATGCTACTACATAAGAGGTTACATTTGAGGGTCTAAGAAAGGAAACTGTAGCTGTATTTGCTGATACAGATACGCTAATATTTGATATTGTGCCTACAGCCATTTTTTACCCCTTTCTTATAACAACTGGATATAATATTCAATATCCAGAGGTACCCCATAATTTTTTGCTATCGGTGTATTAAGTGAAGACTTACTAATAATAAAATCACTAGATCCCAATTCTTTTGTTACAGAAGCTTTAATAGCATCAATTGTTACAACTGCACTTCCGTCTGTCTGTATTGATATTGAGTTAACCGTATTAGTCCAGTGGATTCCTGGAGGGAATGGGGCAGACAATACTTGATATCCATCATTATTTTGTAATGTATATGTAAATGGATATTGATTCCCGTATGTATCTGTAAGGGTTACAGTTAGCGTTCCAGCAACTGTATTGTATGCAAGGATCTGCAATGTATCAAGATCAGAGTATCCTAGCATGTTAATGTTATATGTATTATTTTGATATGTAGTATTTGGCAGCAGCTCTACTGAATACCCGCCGATTCTTGGAGAGTTTGACCCTTGCGGAATAAATCCAGTTACTAGCACATTGCCTGCTGTAGCTGTCCAGTTAGAAAGGTCGAAGAAATCTGTTAATATGTTATTGCTTCTATTAGCAATATCGGTTGCTCTATCTTCAGGGTATATTCCAACCTCATATATATTGGCATACATGTTTGCTGGCATTTCTGCCCTTACAACAATCATGTCTGGAGATGTAGGGGTGGCTGATTGAAAAGTTTTTAGAGTAACTGGGAATCTAAGTGTTTCAAAGTTTAACTCTAAATCGTTCACGCTTGGCGTACCTTGAATTGCTCCTACAGCCATGTGTGAGGCCCAGTTGTTTTTAATGCCACAAAGGTACTGAAGAAGAACCTTCCTACCATTAGAGGTAATTAGGTTTTCAGATCTTCCAATTTCTTGGCCATTTTGCTTAAATACATATGTACCTTTAAATTGTGAAATTTCCAGTCACCGCCTTTGATGTACCATTAGGATAAACTACACTAACACTGTAAGTATAAGCTCCTGAGAAAATTTTACCAGACATTGGGTATATACTAAAATATCTGGTTGCATCTGAGGTTGCAGCTTCGTTATAGTCCATTGTAGCTTTACCATTGCTATTTGCTTGGTTTGCACCTTTAATCTTAACTAAATATGAAGTAGCTCCTGCAAGCTGACCCCATGTCAGTTCAATAAGATTTGCTGTCTTGTGTGCAACAGTAACTGCAACTGTTTGAAGTTTAGCCTGATTAGTAGAAGCTGTGCCTCCCAAACCTTTACCTCCCGCTGCTGATCCTGAACCTGAACCTCCTACTGAACTTGCACCCTGAGAAGTTACTGGGGTCACAACATACTCATATGTTATTGGACCATCAGACTGAACATCATCCGATCCTGGATCAAACGTTACATAAACATTTATGGATGTTGATGTTGTACTTGGCACGTATTCAGTAGCATTATTATCTGCATAATCCCAATACAGGTTAGTTGGTGGGTGAAGTGTGGATACCTCTTTTGAAGGTTCTGGCAAAGTTATTGATGCATCTTGAGGGTTTAGATAAGTATATCTTTTTAGTAAATTCGCATACTCTAAATCAGATAAAACAACAATTTCTCCATAATAATCCATCTTGTATTTTGGATTATTTCTTGGATCACTCTCAGCAATGTAGAGAGTTTTACGTTTTTGAACAGATGCAGATCTACTACTAGCTGGTCTATTACTGTATGCCATTTTGCCCTCCATTAATTATATCATTTAATAAACTATTGTACATACTACATACCCACCCAAAGATTTATCGTTTGCACGAGATTGTAACTTTACAATATGAGGTCCAGAGCCTTCGGTAAATAATCCCATAGATATGTGATTATCTGCTGGATTAACTACTGATTGAGCAAACCCATAATCTACATTATCAAATGCAAATTCAACTAACGGAGCACCTTCTCCTGGCAACCAATATAACCAATTCTTTGCAGCATCATAGTAAATATTATAAGGTGCAGGCAATCCGTTTGTACCCGACCCAGTTGAAGTAGGAGTTATATATCCTGTAGCAGTTGGAGTGTTAGTGCTCGGTGGAGTCACAGGAGGCGTAGTTGATGTTGTAGTTGGCGGAGCAGATGTAATTGGAGTCGTTGGAGTATTTGAAATTTGATTTAACGTTAGAATGGTTTCAAGTCCACTGTTAAATGTTTGCTTAACACCTTGAACAAAATAATTTGTATTTTGAATATTTTTTAAGTTGTAATCAATTGTAACAACATCCCCAATTTGTACTAATGGATTTCCATATATTGATATTTGAGTATCTCTACTAAATCCATCTAGTGCTCTAAAAATATTTCTTAGTATACCAATAGCAGCAGTTTTTGATTGAACCCAGTTAGAGTTAATTGTAATACTTTCAGACATATTTGCTGGGTCAAAGACCTGACTAATTGACTGCTCTGCACTTAGCTGAATGGCATCGTTTGTATTTACCATAAATGATACATCTATGGAGTTAGTTGTATCTGGGGTTTTCTTTAGCCATATAGATGAAGGTGAGCTATTGATCACAGCAAATCTTCCTCTAAACCCTGAATGATATATACCAGAGTAATTTAGTGCATCTTCATTAACAATAATATGATTTTGTACTTCCGCCGTAGTACCATTTGCTGTGGTAACTGGGCCAGGTGCACTGCCTTTTGCTGGTGTCCAGTAGTACCAAGAGTAGCTGATTGGGACTGGGTAAGCATTAATAGCTGGTGCAAGACTATACTGTACATCGTAATAGTTGATTCCCACAACCATTGGTCTGGTCTGTAGCATGTAGTTGATTTCAAAAGTTTTATTTTTACTTGCTATAGTGTTTGCAAAGCTTTCTAATTCATAGTGGTATTGCTTTGTTGCACTATCTAGTGCAGTTTGACAAGCATAAATTTCTGTAAACGGTATAGATCCTATTGACCCAGCAACTGCACTATGGGCAAATATTCCAAATGTTCCTGTTGTATCAATAATTACATCTTGGGTTTGAATATTAATCTTATGCTTATTTAAATAGATTTCAAAAGCTGGACTCTTATATGACCCAGTTGCAGAGGTTACAATAAATCTTTCTTCTGGTGGCAAAACAACAAACTTTAAATTGACCACTTTACCAAATTCTGCAAAAGGAGAATCAGATGGATATACATCAGATTGATTAAGTAGAGATGCTGTTACATCATAATATGGTACAGAAAGAAGGGATTGCTTTTCATCTTGATTTTTATAAACATATAAACGATATGAAGGTACGCTAACACCTTTTTTATTTATTACTTTTTTCTGAAAGTCTTGTCTGATTTCTACATATACTGGATTTGCTCCATCTAAACCTACTACAATTCCCCCGCCTGCACCGTCATTTGGAGTAACAGCATTTGGCCCTATAACCATTTTTGTAGAATATGTATGATAGTCATAGCTAACCTCATGGTTGCCAGAATCATCTTTAGGAACCAAAATTGAATACTCACCTGGATTTGCAGGCATAATAATTTCATGGTTTGCAATTGTGCAATTTGATCCTGCAAGAATAGTTGCTTTTTCATCAAGGTCTGATTTATTGGTGATTATTTTGTGAGTTCTAACTGGACTATTAAATAAACCTCTTTGAACATTTGCAATCTTGCCCGTAGGATAATATTGTATCTGTCCTGTAAAACCTGCTTCTGCAGAATATGTGGCTATCGCTGCCTTTAAATCATTTGAGTTGCTGATGATGCTACTATAAGTTCCAGTTGATATGGTCGGAGTTACAGAGCTTGGATTTGCATCCTGAGTTATAGTGAAAGAATATTCCTTATCAGCAAAGCTTACTATCTCACCTTCAATAATTGCATAGCCATCATGATCTACGCCCCATTGTGTGAATGGATTAAGTACGTCATTTGGATCAAGATTAAAATAGTTTTGGGATATTGTATCTATATTGCTGTATAGATAGTTAAAGGTTAATGCGTCATCTTTATCCAATGTCCAAAGAACGTCATTCTTATCAATAACTCTTACTGCAGTTGGCCCCTTTAACCCCGTGCCTGAAGGGTCTAATGTTTTATTATTTTGTGGAATCTTGTACTTAATCGTTGCCTGTCCGATTTTAGTTTTAATTGTTTCAGTATAAGTATCTGTAATAATATTTGGGCTAACCAAAAGAGTTTCATTTTCTGGTGTGACCATAACTTTTGGAAGCGTAGAGTCATGAACAATTAAATCACTATTTTGATTACTTAAAATTTGATCAAGGTTCAAAAACTTCATTACCCCATAAGTATCAATATATGCACCTATTTGATACGCTTCAAATATTTCACGAAGAACGTCAAACACTTTTTGCTGAGTGCTGTCACAATAAAAATAGGAAGCTATTATTGGCTGGCTATTAACATATGGACTTCCATTAATAGAAGTACTTCTTAAAGAAACTTTTCTCAAGCTATCATAATCATAATCTGTAAAACCAGACATATCTAATATATTACTAATAACATTAAAGATATTTTCTGATTGACAAACATAATCCGTTGGAGACAAAAATTGTAGGTATTTTGTTATATCAAAAAGGTTAACCGTGACTTTTTCTATATCCTTATTGTCCCAGGACTCTGCGTACCAAACTCCACCAGGCAGCACTCTATCTGCGGGGGTGGTACCTGAAACAGCATCTTGAATTACATAGTTGATGTAAAACTTTACATTCTTCTTAAACAAACCTTTAAGCGGTGAAGTAGATGAGTTATTTGAAAACAAACTTAAAACATTGTTGCTAACAACTAATGGAACATTTGACAATTCTATCGTTGCACTATTTGATGAAATTGCTGAAATTGGCAATGGGCTTTGCTTGTTATCTAGCTCAGATGTAGTATCAAATGTCATCAAGAAGTATGTTAGATCTACTTCTAATCTTGGAGAAATTTCTACAACTTGCAATCTGCTCATGTCAGAATGTGCAACATCTGAAGAGCTAGCAAAATTAGAATTTATGCTAAAGCTAGTTTGATGTAATACAATTTTGTTAATTGGCTGATACGCTTCTACTTGAGATGCAATTCCAAAACGTATATCTCCTGCAAGATTAAAGGCTGGCATTGTAGACCAGGTTCCTCTTGATGCCCAAGATCCGTCTACCTGTAGATAAAGAATGCATAGTCCAGAATCATCAACATCTGCATCAGTTAGCGATATAGATCTTGAATACCCAGTCACTGTATTAGATAGGGCAACTGTAAATGCACTTGGCTTTCCATATGCTACATTAAACTTTAAAACTATTTTATTAGTATTTAGTATCTGATCATAAACTCCACCTAGGTATGGGGAGCCAATATCTGAAACAAAATATCTATAAGTAGAGTAATCTGAAACCATTCCATTTTTATAAAGAGGATTTGAATTTGCTAGGCCCAAAAGTCTTGGGTGAAATACAGCTGGGCTAATTGGCATTTGTGTTGGCCAAGTTTTTGATGTTGATAAATCTGTGCTTACTCTTCTAAAGTTATTTGGCAATGGTGTTAAAGAATTACCTGAAGGTACATAGCTTTCACCTGGTCTAAAATGTGTAAATGGTGCAGAAGTTGGCCATAAATTTCCATACTGATAATCAAATATGCTAGTTTGATAAATTTGAAGTTGATCTACAAATATATCAATTTCATTAAAGCTTGTGTCAATAGCTGTGTAATCAAGGGTTAGCGTAAAGTTGCTATATGGTGTATCAACAGGCCTTGAACTAACAAGCACTTCTACACGTGTCCATATAGCACTATCCAGAACAACAGATGTTGTTGAAGATCTATGAGAATCTATATATGTTTGTGCAGATAAAGTAACTTGAGTATCTTGGTTTACTCTTGCAAAGAATACAACTTTATAGGTATTAAGTCCATTAGGGACTGAAACATTTATCTTTGCAGCTCCCGCTTGATTTATTGTGGAAAGCTTAAGTGAACTATGTGGAGATGGATATGCGGTAGTAAATCTTCCGACACCTTCGTTGCTTACAGATGAGCCTGTTGCAGTCCACTGATCAGCATTTGTCCAATCTAAAGATACTTGAGATCCATCTCCAGAGAAAGTGGTAAGAGGTGTATAAAAGAGGTTATAGTTCCACTCAGCAGAAACTGCTGGTGTAACGTGGTGTGTGCTTCCTGATGAGAAATATTGTTTTACTGGAGTTGTTCCTAGCATTATATCTCCGTAAATTCTATATTAGCTGTGACCAAATCTTGGGTATTGCTTCTCTTCTCTACATCATATGTAAAAGATGTCATGAATACAGTATACACGGAAGAGTTGTTTACTGCACTTAAAAAGGTTCCTGGGTCGGGGGTAAATGGAGTTGGATTAGCAGAATCAGTAGATAATCCTGAGCTAATTACCTTTACGTATATTGGAACAAATACATTTGCTTCATAAAATGATTTCAACCATGCAAGACCTACGCCTTTATAGTTGTTTGGCAAAACTGCATGATCCCAAGTTATTACGCTTGAAGATGATGTAAGCTTCCAATCAGTGGCTATCTTATGTTTTCTAGCAATAACAAATCTTCTTAAAGTTCCGTCTGCCATACGGTTGGTTTTTTCAATTACCTCGTATGAAATCTTAATTGGGTTTCTATTTTCATCAGTAATATAATACCAATTTGTATTGTCAGTAGAAACTGCAATACCGCCGTTAATTAAATGAGACATTATAGACCTCCAATTGTAAAGCTAGCACCATTTTTCTTTTGCAGCTGATCTAGTGCTTTTGCTATATCTGCTGCTGATGCCTTACCTGCATTAATTGTAACAAGATATGTGTCTTGAGACGGACTTGCAGAAACTACAGAACCCATTGTTGATGCACCCTTTGCAAGTGCAACTGCTGCTGGGCTATTCATTGTTGCCTGAGTATATGTTCCCAATTGTACCTTTTGAACATTTTTGAGAGCTTGAATTTGAGCTGCAGTTGGATTAAGTCCTTGAGAAATAGTGTCTTGGAAATCAGACATTGCAAGTTTTGCATCGTCCAATGCGGACTTATTAGAGTTAGTTATAGACTGTCTATTAAATTCATCTGTTGATGCTGCTGCATCTTGTCTTAACAGGTTAGCCTTTAAATAATCTCCAGATGCCATTGCTTGAGTAATTTGATTTTGAATATCAGTCTGCTTTGTTGCATAGCTTAACTGATTTTGAGCAAGAGTGTTAACTCTGTCCATAGCTGTCTGCAATTTATCAAGATATGCAATATGCTTATTTTGCTGATCAATAAGAGTTTTATATTTATTTTGCAATGCAACTGATGGGTCTACTACAGTTCCGTCATTAGTGCTGCTACTACTTGATGAGCTGGAAGAACCTGGCGGAATTGGAGCAGTCCAATTATCTGCCCATGTTGCCCAATCTTTATTTTGCTTAAAGAAGTCTCCTGTAGCAATTGTTCCTGCTTTTAATGCTGCTGCATTTTTTTCTTGCCATGCAATAAATTCTTTTTGCATAGTAATTTCTTTACCCTTAGCAACCCAACTAGAATTCATCAATGTTTGACCGATTACGGTGTTTTCATTTACAAGTCTTAACTTATCAGCTAGAGTTTTACCGCTTGCACCGACTGTTTGAAGTTGACGTGCAAGGTTTTGCATTGATGGGTCTGTAGATCTTGACATAGCATCCGTAACGATATCTGGAGCTTTATTATAAGAAGTATTAGCTAAAGCGTTAATATAAGAATCTCTTTTTGCCTTTGATTGAGTTATATCAGTTGCCATCTCAAATGTTTGACCCTGGCCCTTATTTGTGATTAAATCATTAATTGAATTAACAGCTTCATTTCTTGCTTGCTGTGAATCTACATAGCTAACGCCAGGGATTGTCATTCCGTCCTTAGATTGAGCAAATCCCTTTAAAGTATCATTTGTAACAAAATCAATTTGTCCAGACACAGTATCGGTAATTGCTTTTTGCTGTCCGCCCTTAAATACAGCAGCAATTGCTGAATTTAATCTATCTCCTGTTACAAAACCTTGACCTGCAGTCTGGGCTAGTCCTGACAAATAACTTGTTACATCTCCTTGCGACCCACCTCTTGCTGCCTGTGCTTTAGCTAATTTAGTAAGGAAAGCAATCTGTTGATTTCCACTACCATCTCCAATATCTCTCAAACCTTCAAAATTTAATCTTTCAACATTGCTCTTATCAAGAGCTTCAATTCTTTTTACGTTTGCAGAAAGTGCATCAGGAGAAAGTCCACCACCTGCGGTACTTCCTGAAGTTGTCTGATTAATATTTACAGTTACATTCTTTGTGGCTGGAATTGCATTTACATAATCTGCAGTTGAAGAAAGAGCTGAATTAACTTTATCAATTCCATCTTTATATTGAGACATAACGCTATCACTTGTTTGATAAGCAGAGTCTGCAGCTGCTTGGTGTTGCTTTTCCATTTCAATAAGTTTAGATACACCTGAGTAGAGTAGAGAGACTGCAAATACTCCCGCCATAACTTCTGCAGCGTATTCTTTTGGAGCCATCATTCCAGCCATACCTGCAAGTGAACCTGCAGTGCCTAAAGCCGAACCTGCACTGCCACCGATCATGCCACCAACCATACCAACACCCATCATACCGCTAGCAAGGCCCATCTTGCTTGAAGCAATTCTACCTACAATGCCTCTAGTTTTAACAGCCTCTTCTTCGAGTGTTGTATTGATTGCATTTCCAGTCTGCATAGCAAAGTCTTTTGCAATAGCAAGTGCTTCTGGGGTTGTTTCAACAATTCCTTTTCCGAGTGCTTCTGGAATAGTTGCACCTATAAGATTAAACTGCTTATCTTCAGCAAGTAGTGTGTTTGCAATGTCTTGCATAGAAGTAGAAAGCATGTTTTCCATGCCAGGAAGTGTTTCTTGGAAACCTTTTTGAATTCCCTGGCCAATTGGAACACCGACTTCTTCACTAAATAATTCTGAAGGACTATTAATTCTTCCTTCTTTTTTGGCTGATACAAGAATTTCATCAACAGCATTTTTACCAGACAGTGCCATAGCTTCTGCATTGAGCATGTCTGATGCTCCCCAACCGCCTGCAACTCTGCCTGAATAAGGGCTTGAACCGCCTAATCTATTACCGCCATCTACACGAATTTCAGTAATAGTCTTTTCTGCTTTATCAACTATGCTTGCAAATGCTGGATATATACCACGAATTTTTTCTCTTACAGATGCCTCAATTTGAGTAATATCTGAATCCATAATGCCAAAATTAGGTCCAACCTTTTCTTTAAGGTTTTCAAGTTCTTGGACCATTGCATCATCATATGCTTTTTTAGCTTCTAGTACAGTTGGATCATTAGGATTAACTCCAGCATGAACTAATGATTGATCCCACTTACCCGCACCGCCAGCTTTATAATCATCTACAAACTCACCGAGGTTTGCTCCGCCTTTTCCTGGATGCATGACATTGTTATACTTACCAGCCATATCGTAGCCTAGGCCACTCTTTATTCCTACACGAGAATCTGGAGACTTTCTAACAAGTTCTTCTAAATCAGTTAATGCCTTACCCTTTAATTCAATAGCACCGCTTTTAACCTGCATCAACATATCAGATGCAGACATTTGTACACCAGAGCCTACGTGACCGAACTGCATTTGTGATGATGAATTAGCATTCATTCCCGCTCTAAATCCTACTGCTGGGACTTCCGTAACTCCCTTGCCCGCAAAGTATGATCGTAATGTTGGGTCAGAAATATCTTCTAAAGCTGTAGAACGAGATCTATATGCTGTGCCAAGGCTTCCAGAAGTAAGTTTCTTGCCAGACGATTGTACGTCTTCGATTGCACCTTTAAGATTCTTTCTCATTTCAACAAGTGCTGCTGGCTTTAAAGAATCTCCAATCTTTGCAGTAGTTGACAAAAGCTTTGATTCTTCAGCATTAATAAGTTGAATTGCTTTAGCTTGTTCTTTTGCATCAAGAGCTGAAACAACTCCAGCAAGTGGGTGATCTTCTGAAAGCGTTGTTGCGTAGCCCTTTGTTCCACTTCTATGTCTAGGCAATGTACCATCAATCATTGCTGAAATAAACGGACCATACATTCTTGCCTTATCAGCAGGGATTACTGCCTCACCTGGAGTTAACAATGCTGGATAATTATCTTCATTGCCACTTCCTGGAACGCTTGTTGTTCCGCTATTAAATCCAGGTAGGTGCATCTGTGTATATACAGATGCTTCTGTTGTTGCAACTGCACCAATTGTTTGTACTAGGCCATCTACTCCCGTTCCAACGTCAAGAGCTTTCACCATTCCATTAATACTAATTGTAAGCTTATCAATTGCACCTGCAAGCAAATCAACAGAGCTTACATTGTTTAACATATCATCATTAAACATTCTTGAAGCATTTTGAGCAGCAACAAGTTCTGGAGTTAATAGTTGACCTAAAGTCTTGCCACCTGTTGCAAGTTGCTTAATGTTAAATATACCCTTAACAAGGAATCCTATAAAGTTGGCCATCAAACCAGTTAACATGATGATTGGTCCAGCCAGAACTACACCAATTGCTATTGCACCCATAACTGTTTTAACTGGGCCTGGGAGCTTACCAAATACATTGGCAACAGCATTACCAAAGTTCATGAGTTTGGTTGCAAATTCAAGAATCTTTTGTCCTACTGGAACAAGATCGGCTTTAAATGTTTCAAGTGCTCTCTGATATTTAGCAGTTGGAGAAGATGTTGCTTGCTTCATTTCTTGGTTTGCAAGGTCTGCTAACTGACTAGATGTTGCTCCTGCAACCTTCAATGCATTTTGGGTTTGAGATCCAATTCTACCAAAGTTGTCAAGAAGTGCTGACACACGAGCAAACTGAAACTTACCAAAAAGCTTTTCAATTAATTGTTCTCTGACAAGTGGTGTTAATCCTTTAAGACCTTCTTGTAGTTTTTCAATCATTTGTACTGGAGTTCCTGCATTTTTAACTGCAGATAAATTAATTCCAAATTTAGAAAATTCTTGTGTTGCTGCAGATGTAGGTGCGATGATAGATGCAAATGCAGATTTAAGTGCGTTAGCAGCTTGTGCAGCTGGTACACCAGCTTCTTTCATAGCAAGAAGCATAACAGCTGTATCCTTATAGCTTCCACCCAACTGCTGCATAATTGGTCCAACACGAGGGATCGCATCCGTCATATCGGAAAGAGACATTGTTGTTTGCTTTTGCATATCAGATAGGAAGTTAACTGCGTCTGCTAAGTTTGTTGTGCTAACTCTATATACGTTTTGAAGAGCAACAATAGCATTGGTTGATTGATTTGTGTCAATACCGCCAAGCTTTGAAAGTCTTTCCGCCTGCATTGTAATATTAAGAAGATCTTGGCCTTGCTTACCCATTGCTGCAAAGTTAGCAGCAGTCTTAACAGTTTCAGTTTGTGCAATACCCATTGTATTGGCAATTTGCTTTCCTAGCTGTAAAACCTGACCTGAAATTTGATCAAGTTCAGCTTGGCTTGGTGGCTTAAGTCCTTCACCATAAAGTCTTTGTAATCTAGTAAGCTCTGTATTTACAGATGTAAATGCTGATGTTGCTTGCTGTCCAAATATCATTAATGGTACAGACATACCGACAGTTAACTGACGACCCGCCCACTGTGTATTCTTACCCCAGTTTGTAAGGGCTTGAGATCCCTTTTGAACTGCAATTGCATAAAGGTTTGCTTCATTTGCAGCTATCCTTGTAGCATTAGAAACTTTGTCAATTTGTGTGGGTGTATATACAGATAAAATTCCTTGCTTGGAAGGATCGTTCATGACAATTGAGTTTTGAAGTTTAGTTTGTTCAATAGCTAATGCTTTAACTTGAGTTACAGCCTCAGAAGTTTTTTGACGAATAATATTATAATAATCTGTAAGCTTTAGTTTACCTGCTGCAAGAGCTGTTCCAAAACGTTCTGTTTCGGATGTCATTGCAACTGTTGATTGTGTAAACTGCCCAGCTGAAAGCATAGTCTGCTTGAACTGAGCTTGCATGCCTGCTAGGTCTTTTGTTAGTGTTGCATTTAATCCAACACCTGAAAGATTTTTTTGAAGGAGAGCTACTTGCTCTTGAAGTGATTTAATTCCTGCATTAACAGATGAAAAATCTCCTAATGCTACTATGTTTAATTCAACATTAGCCATTAATCCTCACCCCCTAAAGTCATAAAGCCAAGACCTTCGCCTTCACCGAATCCTTCTTGTTTGGCCTGGAAGCTGTTTCGAAGATCTGCAACATCTACAGGTTCTTCCTCAACTTCATCCAACTCAATTCCCTGAATTGCTGCAAGGAACTTTCTGTCTTCAGCTGCTTTCTTTCTTGAAGCATCTAGCAAAGCCATCAACTCCTCCAAAGAAATATTACTTTCTAGTTCATCGAAATTTTTCCAATGACCCAGCAAGAAAACTTCAGACTCTAAGGAGCGTAGGTCTAGTTCGTCCCAACTAGTGCCGCTCCCAGGAGGTTTGGGTCAGTTAATTTTAGACCCCCACAAATTTCAAGAATCTTCATCATTGTAGGAATTTCAATTACATTCTCAAACTGATCTCTATCAGTTCCGAGTTCTGGTCTGGCTGATGTTTCGAGGCAAATCATTGCTGCCTTAATAAATATATCCATAGCTGCATTTTCATCTGCATTAGCTGGATCATCCATTGTCTGAATAACTTCCATAAATTTTCTAATCTGCTTAATAGGCAGAGGCTTCAATGTGATCTGTGATCCGTCACTGAGTTCAATGTCTACAATATCATATACTGCTGTTGCCAATTTATAGCTCCTTTGTGTTAGTTAAATTATACCAATATTATGCATGAATACAAATTCAAGACCCCCCGATTTCTCGGAGGGCTTGAAATTCTATATTAAGTTATAGTCTAATCAAAGATTAGATAGTTCCCCATACACGGTCAATAACGACACCGTATTCACGGCCTGCGTATGATGGATCTGTATCGTCTGGCAAGCAACGGAAGTTCACTGGGAACACGGTTGCTGCATCACGCTTAAGTGCATGCATTGTTGTATCAATAGATACTACACGACGTGCAACATAAACACGCTCCTTGTTACGGAGATCAGAAGTTGAACCACCTGTAGCTGCACCAATTGTACGTGGAGCATTACCTACGGCAATGAGTACACGCTCTACTGGGGCATCACCAAGAGCACCTGCTGCGAGATTAAGTGTCGCACCAGTTTCGCCTGATACTGGAGTTGATTCATTAAGATTTGTTACTGGAGCAATTGCAGAACCTGTATTTGCATAATAGGTATCCATTTGACCCCATGAAAGCTGAAGATTCTCGAGAGTTGCTTCTGCAAGCTCTGACTTAAGGATAACCTTAAGAGTCTGCTTGAAAAGACGTGCTGCATCAAGAAGCTGATCAACCATAACTTCACCATATACTGGCTCGTATGAAACTTCAAGACCTGTAGATGTGTAACCTACTTCACGATAATTAGCTGAGTTAATCAAACCTGTACGTGCGGAAGCCTTTGAAGAGCCACCGAACAATGTTGATAGAGCTGCATCTGTTGTTGCTGGACGGCTTGAGCCAGTTCCTGTGCTTACGAAAAGATCTGCTGCACCAACGATTACGTTTCTAGTATTTGTAGCCATTTATTTATTTCACCACCTTATTTATTTTAAAATAAAAAAGCATGTAATTCACATTTCCTCAGATAAAGCATAGCATTAAAGCTTAATAAAACAAAGTTTTACAGGTATCTTCCAGTTACTGGATCTAGGTCTCGACTATAGACATAATCTATGGTCATTACACCTGTCATCATCCCGCCTTCTGTCTGAAACGACTGAACTGGGTCATTGCTGACTAGCTTGAAAAAGTGGAAGTTGTAGGGGCTTTCTGGGTCTAGCTTTAAATTAACCTCAGAAGCTGACTTATCATACCTTCTAAATACGTCTACCATTAAGTTGCTTACAGTCTGTATCTCTTCGGGAGATGTTGAAGTAATTTCGATTGTCATGCTTTCTTGAGACATCCACCATTGTACGCCATAATTCTTTTGCATAATATCATAAACTATATAAGTCTTCCCAGGCAGTAGGTTATTAAATTCTGGAACTTGTTGAGATGGGATAATTGGAATCAGGGGCATAGCAAAGCCATCCGCTACATAATCATTTTCATTGAAAAGACCAGCATCTTGAAGTTCTTGCCATATCACTTTTCTTACATCATATGATGCTACTTTTGTATAATCTGCCATTATGCTATCTCCTTAATTGTACCGCCAACTTTATCGGCTAAAGCTTTAGCAGCTTTTATAACACCTGCAACGCCTTGACCATCATTAATTGCTTTTGAAGCATCTTTGATTAAAGCTTCATAAAAACCAGATGACTGCATAATCTTATTAGGATTCATGCTATACCATTCTACCATGTAGTCAGCAAAAGCATTCTTTGATTCCACCCCGCCTGGGTTTAGTATGTTTATGATTGTGCCAGGTGCGACAAATGTAGGTCCATTCGAACCCA